AGTTCTGACAAAGACAAGGTACTCGCAGAGATGGCAGCGGCACTACCAGCCCCTGTGTTCTGCAAGGCCTGCCCAACGACCCTCAAGATCATTGGAACATTAGTAGGAGTAGAAGATGCCAGTGCCACTGAAACCAAGAAAAAAGGCACCGAAGAAAGAGTTGACCCACCCAAACAAGGCAACTCCAAAAGCAAACAACTACTTCACAAACCTAATGAAAACCGAAGAGGGAAGAGCCCTAAGAAAGCAGTGGTCGACAAAGAAGCGTAAGAACGGAGGTCGGCCACAGGGAACACCTGATGGCTTTACCCTCGAAATGATTACGCCGATCAGACAACAGGCAAAAGCAGATGCTGAAAGGATCGTAGCAATCATGGCCGAAGATAATCAAATAGACGATGTGTATGCCATTGAGGCACTCAAAGCAGCAGTAGAAATCATGCGTGAACCGGGGCAAAACCGGGACCGCCTAACAGCAGCACGAATGGTCTTGGACTTCACCAAGACTAAGCCTGCCGCAAAGAGCGAAGTCACCATCGGTAAAGCCGAGGCATTTCTGGAGTCGCTCTTAGTAGTCACTCCAGAGGATGAGCAAACCGAAGATGGACAAGAGACTTAAAATAGTACGCCGCCAACTATACGATGACTTCAACTTCTACAGTAAGTCAGCCCTCAAGATCAGAACTAAGGACGGTGACATAAAGTCACTCAACTTGAAGCCAGCCCAGCGCCTTCTCCAGAAGGCCGTAGAAGACCAAATGGAGACTGAAGGCAAGGTACGCATCATCATCTTGAAGGCCCGTCAGCAGGGTCTATCAACCTACGTTGGTGGCTACCTTTACTTCAATGTGTCTCAGCGCAAAGCCTGCAAGGCTCTGGTTGTCACACACCACTCCGACAGTACCCGTGCCCTCTTCGATATGACTAAGAGATACCACGAGAACTGCCCTGAGTTACTGAAGCCTCACACCAAGTACAGCTCTCGCCGGGAACTTACTTTTGATGTCCTAGACAGCTCGTTTGTTGTTGCGACAGCTGGTGGCGAAAGCATTGGCCGGGGTGAAACTCTTACTCATGTCCATGCTTCTGAGCTTGCCTTCTGGCAGAAGTCCACAGCTCTGGAGAACTGGAACGGTATGACACAAGCTGTGCCTAACAAGAAGGGCACTGCCATCTTTGTAGAAAGCACGGCTAACGGTGTCAGTGGTATCTTTTATGACCTCTGGAAAGGTGCCGTAGAAGGAACCAATGGCTATGTGCCAGTGTTTATCCCTTGGTTTATTGATCCTGAGTATCGGGAGAGTGTACCTGAGAACTTCGAGAGAACCCCAGAGGAAGAAGAGCTGTGCGAGAAGTATGACCTAGACGATGAGCAACTCATGTTCAGACGCCGCAAGGTTGCACAGAACGGAATAGATTTATTCCATCAAGAATATCCAGCCACCCCAATTCAGGCCTTCCTGACAACTGGACGCCCTGTGTTTAATGCAGAGGGACTACAGGAGAGCTTAGAGACAGCAGAAGACCCAAAGCAACGCCTCGCTCTTGAGGCTGATGATTGGCTTGAGAACACTCGTGGAGAACTGACGCTTTATCGCACACTTGATCCCGGCGAAAAGTACACAATAGGTGCTGATGTCGCCATGGGTGTCAGAGGCGGTGACTGGTCAGTTGCTCAAGTATTAGACAGCAAGAAACGACAGGTTGCGACCTATCGTGCCCAAGTTCATCCAGACTACTTTGCTGAGGTGCTCTACAAGCTAGGTGAGTTCTTTAACTTTGCCTACATCATTGTAGAAAACAACAGTCACGGTATCTTAACGTGTACCCGTCTTGGAAAAGACATGGCTTACCCGCACTTCTTCACAGAGGTGCAGGTAGACAAGTTGACTGACAAAGAGACCCTCAAGTTGGGTTTTACAACAACTTCCAAGACAAAACCCCTGATCATTGATGAACTCAGGGCCTCTGTTCGAGAGGGTACTATCGAACTTAACGATAAGGTCACTATCCGAGAGATGCTTACTTACATCGTCACCCAAAGCGGTGGGATGGAAGCTGAAGCCGGGTGTTTCGATGACTGCGTAATGGCTCTGGCCCTAGCAAACCACATTCATGAAGGTGCTTGGGAACCAATAGATGCAGTCGATGATTATTACATTGAGATGGTTTAGACATGAAATCAAAAGAAGAATATAAAGCCATTGATGACGAAAAGATCGTCTCAATCGTAGACACCAACTTACGCCGCTCCATAGGCTACTACGACAGCGAATTGTCCAAAGAGCGCCGTAAGGTAATGGACTATTACACTGCTAATCTCCCAAGGCCAGCTCACGATGGTAACAGTAAGTACGTCAGTCAAGATGTCTACGATGCCGTTGAAAGCATGAAGGCTGCACTTCTGGAGACCTTCAGCACAGGCAACAAGACACTAAGGTTTACACCGCAAGGTTCCGAAGATGTCCCAATGGCCGAGGTATGCACTGAGTACACAGACTATGTGCTTCACCGCCAAAACAACTTGTTTGAGGTAATGCAGACTGTCATACACGATGGTCTCATTGCCCGTGCTGGCATTGCCAAGGTCTACTGGTCTAAGCAGTCTGAGAGCCACCTCGAAGCAGTAGAAGACCTGACTGAGGATGAGCTGGACGCACTACTTGCCCAAGACAACGTAGAGATCGAAGAGATTGTTGAAGATGAGTATGGTATCTCCAGCGGTGAGCTGCGTGTGTATCGTGATACATCCCAAGTCAAAGTAGAGGCTATCGCTCCCGAAGAGTTCCTCATTGAACCACAAGCTAAATCTCTTGATAGTGTTAGCTTCTGCGCACACCGCACCAAGAAGTCTATCTCTGAGCTAATAGAGATGGGTTACGATGAAGACTTAGTGGCTGACATTGCGGACAATGAAGACACAGACTTTGACAATGACCCTGAGATACTAGCACGTTTTGATGACATTGGTGCAGACCGTGGCTTTAACTCTAAAGGTTATCAGCGTCAGACCCGACAGGTGACTGTAGTTGAGGCTTATTTAGAGCTAGATGTCGAGGGCACAGGCACAGCCGATCTGTACCGTGTAGTCAAAGCATCTAATGTTCTACTAGAGAAAGAGATGGTAACTAGACGCCCATTTGTGGCTTTTATACCGCTGCCTATTCCACATGCTTTCCACGGCAACAACTTTGCTGACAAGCTCGTGGGTATCCAGAATGCTCGTACAGTTCTGACCCGCTCCATCCTTGACCACACCATGATTACAAACAACCCACGTTACATGGTAGTTAAAGGTGGACTGACTAACCCTCGTGAGCTGATTGACAACCGTGTCGGTGGCATTGTGAACGTATCGCGCCCTGATGCAATCATGCCTATGCCACAGGCCTCTCTAAACCCGTTTGTCTTCCAGACCATTCAGATGCTTGACGAAGACAAAGAGGATACTTCTGGTGTCTCACGTCTAAGCCAAGGTCTTAACAAGGATGCCATAAGCAAGCAGAACTCAGCTGCTATGGTTGAACAGTTGGCCACTATGAGCCAGCAGCGCCAGAAGATCATTGCTCGTAACTTTGCTAACAACTTCTTGAAGCCCCTGTTTACTCTGGTCTACCAGCTAGTCGTAGAGAACGAGAGCGAAGATAAGATTGTAGAGTTGGCAGGTCGCTTTGTGCAGATCAACCCTGCCCAGTGGACTGACAAGCGTGATGTTCAAGTCGAGTTTCATCTAGGCTATGGCGACCAAGAGACCATGGTACAGAAGTACCTGGCCTTTCACACACTCTTATCACAAGACCCAACTTTGGGTCAGATGTATGGCCCTGACAAGAAGTTCAAGATGTTGGCTGCTGTACTTGAGAAGTCTGGTATCAAGAATGTTGCTGACTTCCTTACAGACCCAGCACAGATACCTCCACCACAGCCTGATCCAGCACAGCAGATGCAAATGCAGATGGCTCAGAAGCAGCTAGAAATTCAGGAACGCCAGACAGTTGTGTCAGAGATGAAGGCACAGTTTGACGCTGAAATTGCGAAGATGAAGCTACAGATGCAGCAGATGCAATCACAAGCAGACTTCGCACTAAAATCGGACAAGATGGACCTCCAAGAGAGCCAGCAAGAGCACAAAGAATACGTCAACCTCGAAGAACTAGAGATTGCGCGTACTGCTGAAGATGTCCGAGCAATCGCAAGCCCTAACGGGTAAACCAATAGGATAACCTATGCCTACACAAGAAGAGCAACTTGTGGTGGCTGGAGATGAAGCGGAGGCGCTAATCGGTGCCTCTGCATTCACCTCTGTCATCAACGAACTTGTTGAACAGACCTTCCAAACCTTTGTCAACACACCGCCAGAGGACCGGGAGAAACGTGAGCAAGCCTATATCCACTATCGCGCATTAGTAGACGTGGTGAACACACTTAAACAGCGAGTGGAGGTGCGTAACAGCATCCAAGCCGCAACAAATGGCGACAGCAGCCAAGAGGACCAGTAGCACCATGAATAACGTGCAAGATACTAACTCTGAGCCCCGTGCATTAGACGTAGATGAAGCGGCGGACGCAATCTTAGGTCGATGGGAGGACGGTGAAAGCCTATCCGAACTCGAAGACAAGGATGCAACATCCGAAGACCTCAATGAGACAGAGGTTGAAGAGGATGAACTAGAAGACGAAGATGTTGATACAGACAGCGAAGAAGACCTTGAAGACCCTGACGAAGAAGAAACCGAAGACACAGATGAAGACGATGATGAGGCCGAAGAAGATGACGATGATGAGGACAAAGAGCCTCTGACAGCTTCTGACGATCAGGTTGTGGACATTTCAGTCAACGGTGAAACCAAGCAGGTATCCGTAAAGGACTTAAAGCGGCTGTATGGACAAGAGGCGTCTCTTACCAAAAAGTCTCAAGATTTAGCAGCCCAGCGCAAGGCAACAGACGATAGTCTGACCCAAACGCATCTGTCATATCAAAAGTTAATGGAACGGGCAGAGGAACGGTATAAACCATACGCTGACATAGATATGTTAGTTGCCTCACGGCAAATGGACCCCGAAACCTTTGCTCAATTTAGACAAGACGCAAAGCAAGCAGAAGATGACCTAAAGTTTCTCAAAGAGGAAAGTGGGCAGCTTGTGTCAGGAGTGCAGCAGCAGAACCAAGCAGCAGTCAAAGTAGCAGCTCAAGAGTGCATCAAAGTGCTCGAAGAAAGTCTACAAGACTGGGGTGATGAACTGTATGGAGAAATCCGCACCTATGCTGTGCAGTCTGGATTACCTCAAGAACAGGTTGATCAGTACACTGACCCACAAGTCATAATGCTCCTCAACAAAGCACGTCTCTATGACCAATCAAAACAAGCAGCTGAAAGCAAGAAAGCCAAAGCTACACTGAAGAAGTCAAAGAGCGGAAAGACCAAGGTCTTGAGTTCCAAGAAGTCCCCACCTTCAAACAAGTCAATACAGGCCAAGCGAAAGCAAAAGGCTATGTCTGACCTGAGTGGTGCAAAGGACTTAGATGATATTGCAGAAGCACTAATGTCCCGCTGGGAAAGCTAGGTTTTACCCTTGTCAAATCCCTAATAATCTAAGGACTAAATACTATGGCTACTTATACCACTTACGATCAGGTCGGTAAAAAAGAAGACGTTTCCGACATAATAACCTCAATAAGCCCATTCGCTACGCCCTGCCAAAGCATGTTCAAGAACGAGAAAGTATCCGCACGGACCTTCTCCTTCCTTGAAGACGCACTGGCTGACAGTCAAGTAAATTGCGCAATCGAGGGTGCGGACGCTACTATGTTGTCTCTAACAGACGCAACAGAGCGCACCCAGAACACCCAAATTCTTGTCAAAGGCTTCCAAGTTTCTGCCACAGCTGATGCTGTAGCTACTTACGGAAGAGCCAAGGAAACTGGGCTACAGCTCGCTAAAAAACTCAAGGAAATCAAGAAGGACTATGAACGTGCTATGGTTGGTGTTGCTCAAGCAGCAGTAGCTGGCAACGCTTCAACAGCCCGTAAGATGACTTCAATCATCAATCAAATTTCTACAACTGTAGATGCAGGAAGTAATGCCACGGACGTCCTTACCGAAAGCAAATTGTTGACTGCTGGTGAAACAGCCTACAACAACGGCTCAGAGCCAGACACCTTCATGATCAAGCCGGGTGACGCACAAATTGTCGCTGGCTTCTCAGCAGCATCTGGTCGTAACCGTGAGATTGCTCAAGGTAAGACATTGGTCAATGCTATTGACCTATATGTGTCTCCATATGGCGAATATCGTGTTGTACTTAATCGTGAGCTGAAGACAACTCACGCTCTGTTGATTGACCCAACGATGTTCAAGACATGCACATTGCGTCCATTTACACGCACACTTTTGGCCAAAAATGGCGACTCAGACCGCCACCACATTGTCGGCGAAGTATCTTGTAAACACACTAACTTTGGTGACTCTGTAATGATCACAGGCTTGTCATAAGAACACTATAGACCACTAGGTCTCTAGTTGGTCCACTCTCTAAGCACATAGGTTTTGCTCTCCTTACTGTGTGCTTATTGGGTGGGCCTTTTGTATTTCTAAGGGGGCTAAGGACGCCAACTTGACTGATGCACCCAAAGAACAGCCTCACCTTATCCAGTCCAACACAGACTTTCTAATGGACGCAGGCACCCTCGTGCGTAAGCACACCCAAACAATTTCCCAAGCATTCCTAGATGACCTCAAAGACGCTCGTAACGAAAGTACTCGAAAGCCTACAGGTGAGTTCCACAGGATTGCTTCTATTCCAACAGTAGTGGCTGAGAAGTGGCTCCGCGAAGGCTTTGACCTCTGGGAAGCTACAGGCGAACAAATTGTACGCAAGCTCAAGACAGAAGACATGAGTGCCTTCATGGCCACAGAGAAACACATCTAGCTGAGTAGGAAGTAGCAAATGTACAAAAGCGGAAAGTTCAAGCCTTGCAAGGGCTGTACGACACCAATGACATGCAGCAAATTTGGGTGTCAGAAAGAGGCAAATAGCTAATGGGCCTATATACCAACATGCACAAGCGCAGAGAGAGCGGTAAGACTATGCGCAAAAAGGGTGCCACCGGAGCCCCCACTGATGCAGCTTTTGCCAAAGCTAAACTTACAGCAAAAAAGCCAAAGCCAAAGCCTAAGAAAAGGACCGCTTAAATGAACAAAGGTCAAATCAGGAGCCACTTTAAGGCTCTCCTAAACCGCAGCGACTGTAGTGATGCTTTGGCCGATACCTTCATCGATCAAGGTCTCACACGGATACAGCGTGTACTGCGTATCCCCAGCATGGAAAAGCAGCAGTCCTACACACTTAGCTCTGGTAGTGCTATTTCTAGCGTAGTAATCCCATCGAACCTGATCGAGATCATAGACATCCAATATGATGGTGTTTCTCTCCTAAGAGTTCCTTTGCACGAGATGGCAGCGGCCCTAAAGATTGGTACTGTTGGAAATCCAACTTTCTTCAGCAGAGAGCGTGAGCTTATCAAGGTCTCACCAAAGCCTGCCTCTGGGACAATATTCCTAAATTACTACGGAGAGTTCGATGATTTAACTTCGGACAGTTCAACCAATACGATAACCAACATTGCATCAGATTTACTGACCTACACGGCTCTCAGCTATGCCTCTGATTACTTCTTTGACGAGCGTGGACCGCTGTTTGACGCCAAATCAAATCAGTTCCTTTTGGAGTTACAAGATCAAGCTAATCAGGCTGAGACCTCAGGGATGTCACAGGTGATGCGCCCAACTTCTACATATTCGGATTGAGGTAAACCATGGCATCATCATCATTTTACACTGGCTCTTCACAGGATGCCACAAACGTAAGTGCAATTGAAGACAGCAAGAATGCAGCGGCTTCGTCAGCAGTAGCAGCGGCGTCTTCCGCTACCGAAGCGTTAGGACATAAAAACGCACTCACGGAGCTAACAATTGCCGCAGGATCTACTGGCTCTTCCGTGGTCTATAACAGTTCAACGGGGGTACTTACTGTACCGCCCGGACCCACAGGTCCTCAGGGTGCGAGCATTACTGGACCCACTGGGCCTACTGGACCTACGGGAGCAAATAGTACTGTAGCGGGACCGACAGGACCGACAGGACCAACAGGTCCTACAGGGAATACTGGATCGACGGGACCTACGGGATCTCAAGGTGGCACAGGAAATACTGG